CTGATGGTCAAATCGTTGTGGGGGCGGGTACTTCTAACCTTGCTCTTGGTATTTACACCAATCAACAAGGTACTGCTAGAAATCGTACCTTCTTCACAGCAAAAGGACCTATTGTAGATGGTTCAAATGGAGGCGTGATTACGACTGATGTCAGCCTTATCTCCGTTAAAGTGGACGCTGTTGCAGTTCAAGCAGAATCCGTTGATGGGGCTAATGGCTCGTTTACTCTTGTAAGCCCACCAAAAGTAGGATCGACTGTAAGCGTTTCCTACTATCAGAACACTTTCAAAGATCAGTTCGATTTCATTCCTGGTCGAGATGTTAAATCACTAGATCGTGTTTCACTTGTTGCAAGTGGTGGAGGTGCTTCCGCTCTGTTTACTCAAGATGTAGATTTCGTTTTGAGTGATGACAAGATCGTTTGGGGTACTGCTTCAATCGTATCTCTAGGCGAAACACAAACAGGCAATACTGCTTTTGGTTCAAATCAAGTTTCTGCCCTTCTTCGTGATGAGAAAGGGTATCTCCTAGAATGTGTCCCTGTTACGAACACTAGCGTTATCCCTCCTAGAGTTCTTGCGAATACCTTTAAACTCCCCTATCAGCCAGTTGACGGTACAGGTTCGGGCATCCCAACCTCTAACACTGCTTTGATCCAAGTTCGTACAGGCGTTTCATTTGCTGATGCTCTTGAAAATCCTGTTGCTACTGTGACTAGAGTTGACCCAGCTAATTCACAGATTACTCTAGCGACTGCACCTCCTACAAACCATAAGGTCTTTGCGACCTTCTTCTATAGCATCCTCCAAGATCGTTTCGATCTTAATGCTTATAATGTGGCAGTAGAGACTGTTGGTGCGAGTGGTATTGGTACATATACACTTACATCAGGTACTACCTCTTACTACGGAGCTGAACTTACCGCTAAGGGTATTGATCTTACCGAAGTAGTTGTAGAATTCCCAAGTGGTTCAGAAGCTCTTATCGGTACTCGATTCTCTAGTGGTACTCCTGTGGGGGAAACTATCACTCTTGAGTTTGGTGACTTCGAGGAAACCCCTGCGATCTTCTTCGCAGAGGGATCTGCTTCTTATTATCTCGTTCAAGGTCAGAGCGACACACTTAACATCACTGTAGATCAACATCCTGTTGTTGTTCTGTTTGATGAACCTACAGGAAGTAGTCGTCTTGGACATATGACTCATGCTGTAGGTGAGGTTCTTCCTTATACCGCAGAGTCTAACAACGCTGATCTTGGTACTGCTATCTCAACTTCGGTTGATCTTGTAGTTGATGGTAAAGCATTGGCTTCTGCTACAGTTGCAGGAGATGACAAGACAATCACTCACCTTGTTGCAGAAATTAACACTCAAGCTAACCTCGTTAAGCCTGTTTATACTGCTATGTCTCCTATGGGGGCTTGGACAGCTTCAAATGTTGGTGTTGCAGACGCATATCGTAAGTTCACTTTTCAGTACACAGGTAATGCGAACGCAGGACAAACATTTGCAAACTGTACTATTGATGCAGGGAACTATGTTTTAGTCGCTGATCTTGTAGCCAAGGTACAAGCCGCGATTGTCGCAAAGATTGCGGCTGTGGGTGGAGCTTACGCAAACTTAGATATTACAGTTGGATCTGATTCATCTAATAGGCTTACCTTTGAACTCACCACACTCCCTGCGAATGATACCTATGGGTACATTGAGTTTACAAGTGCAGGTGGTGATTTCCTTGATGTGGCAGGTATTGACTTTGCCGCCGCTATTGGAGGTACTCAAACTAAGGTTGGTATTCTTCCTGTAGCGACTAAGGTTTCGACTGCTCTTGGTGGTGGTGCTCTTAGAGATCGTTTGATCTTAAGAAATCGTACTTTCATCGGTAATAAATACTATTCACCAGTTGATCTTGGATTAAGTGTCACCACAGGCACTAACCTTGATCTCATGGGTATCTCACCAACTCTTAATGTTGTTTCAACCCGTACTTCGGTTCTCGACAACCCTAGTTTAAGGCTTACAGTAGGTTGGGATGAGATTTCTAACGATACCTATATCCCATCTAAGAAGTTCTACGATGGTACAGGGGCTGAAGATGCTAACCAAGTTCTTTCGCTCACCATTGATGGGACACCAGTATCTGTTACTATGACAGCAAATGGTGCAGGAACAGACCTTGATATCCAAGACATTGTGACTCTCTTGAATCATAATCAAAATGGACTTCTTACAGCTACAGCTCATGTTGAAGGTCAGTACATTCGTATTGTAAGCAACACGAATACGACCACCTCTTACATCAAAGTTGGAGCAGGCACTGCGAACACAGCATTTGGTCTAACCGAAGGTACTGTGGTTGCTACTAAGGGTCTTTCAGCACAGTCTCTTTCAGACGCTCTTATGAGTAGTCTTGAAGCAGGTGGTGCTCTTTCATTAGCTCTTTTCTCAGTCGATCAGACAGGAGGAGATGTAACCAAGTTTGGTACTAACGCTGTTGCTCTTATTCACACTGACGCTGTAGGAAAACAGTATCTTGGTTTTGAATCCCTTGAAGCAGGTGTTGATAGTATCCTTGATGTGACAGGTGGTAATGTTGCTACTACTAAGGGTACAGGTCTAAAGATCACTACTGATTCGGGTGCTGTAGGCGAAGCCGCTTATCAAGGTTATAACCTTTCATCGAATAACCCTAAAGGCACAGGTTCAGCAGGTACTTCTACCCTTAAGGATGCTGTTGGTGCAGATGGGCGAGTGAGTCAAACTTATGTTGACTCGGTGACAGGTTTCACAATCACCATTCTTCCTAGAGAGGGTGGTGTAGCTTACCCAACAGGTGCAGATGCGACTATGACCTTTAATGTAAGCTCTAGTCTCAAGACTAATGCGAACATTGCACAGTACGCTATTCCAGGTGTTTCTTTAAGAGTAACTAATACTCTTGATACAGCGATTGGTGATAACGCTCTTGTAGAGACATACTATAAGGGAGGTAAAGAGCCTACTGTCGGTCAGACTTATTACATCGACTTCACTAGAGATCGTTCGAGTTTCAATACGAGGACTTTCACTAACCTTGCCGATGTTGTTCGTACTTATGGTGAGATTTCTCTTGAGAACACCTTGTCAATGGGTGCGTTCCTTGCGTTCTCTAATGGAGCGACAGCACTTGCTTGTAAGCAAATCCAACTCGATACAGGAGTAGTTTCACCTACTGAAGATCAGATGTTGATTGCAGTTCAACAGATTGAGGGTGAGATTGTACCAGGTCTTTCGCCAAGTGTGATCGTACCTCTGATGCCAGCTTCGACAGCACTTCTCTCAGCGATTTCTAATCACTGTGATGTTCAGTCATCATTGCGTTATCGTTCAGAGCGTAGGGCTGTTCTTGGTTGTGCTGTAGGTACTCAACCTCGTGATGCTCAAGCACTAGCTCAAGCAACAGGGAACTCTCGTATATGTTTGGTATATCCAGATATTGCTAACATTCGTTTTACAGACTCTCAAGGTGTGGCTCAAAGCTACTTTGTTGGTGGTGAGATGGTTGCAGTTGCAGTTGCTATGGCTACCTCCAATCCTACGATTGACTCAGCAGAGCCTTGGACAAACAGGGTTATTAATGGGTTTACTGATCTTGGTCGTATCCTTGATGATGTTGACGCTAATACAACAGCTAACGCAGGTATCACCGTTCTCAAGCAGACCCCACAAGGTATTCAAGTTAGACATGGTTTGACCACTAACATGACTTCTGTCCTTACCAAGACTCCGACTGTTGTTCAGATTGCCGATGATGTTCACTTGCGTGTTCGTAATCTTTGTAATCGCTACATCGGTACTAAGTTTGTTCCGAATACGATTTCTCAGATTGAGGGTCGTGTGAATGGACTCTTTAAGCAACTGGTTAGAGATCAGATCATCTCGACTTACACAGGTCTTACTGTAGCCACCGACCCTAACGACCCAACAGGTCTTTTGGTTGATGTGTTTTACAAGCCTGTATTCCCTCTCCTTTACATTCAGTTCACCTTTACTGTACAAGGTAGCTGATTAAAGGAAAGTCCTCTCTAAGAGCAATCTAGGGGTTACCTTTACTGAACCCTTTTGATATAGTGTTTGAGGAAACTGCTCATGTCACTTGTGCATCGCTCTAAGTGGTCTTTAACTAGATTAGTATGCTTACGCTTTACACTAGCGTCTGAGGAGGTGCAGGAGTATCGGCTCAACATCGGTTGAGTGAACTTAAACTGCTTTACCAAGTGCCTTTCACCACTCATGGTCATAGCGTTTAAGTTCACTACCCATTGATTGCCCCAGACCCCTGATGAGATCGAGTCCCCACCTAAATTCGCCCCAAGCGTTTCTTTACCCTCCCGACTTGAATAGAGACTGAAGTCAAGAGAGATCACATCACCTTTTGCGAGGTCGATTCGACCTAAACTCATGCCCTCAGATTGCAAGTCTGATCCTGATTCTGAGACACAGTGAGCCACGAGATCTTGGATCGAAAAGATCCGATCTGTGGTTGCTTGTTGGTAGTATCCTAGTGCATTTTTGTTTGTGGTTTTAAAAGTAAAGTTCATGTTGTACTCCTTTCAAAAGTTACATAAGGGTATATTTAGGGGGTCACAATTCTATGATAAGGGGTTTAGTTCAATGTGTGACCCCTTATTTATACCTTTATGCCATCAACACAATATCTCTTGAAAGGAGAACACCATGCCAAAGAAAATCGAAAAAACATCAGAATGTGGAACATACGACTTTCTTCGTCCTCAACTCGCCAAAGGTTCTCACAAGGGCAAGGATGTCCTAGAGAAGATCGCAGGATCATCTCAGTGGGTAGGGGAGATGAAGCTAGACGGACACCGTATGCTCGTTGGTCAAACCTGTGCTTGGAGTCGTATAGGCAAGGACATCGCTCGTATGG